GAAGTTGATTGAGTTACGGAATGGCAGCCGGATATGGGCTAAGTCGGCAGATAACCCGCAGGGACTTGTAGGAAGAGGTCTGGATTTAATAGTCTTTGATGAAGCCAGCATGTGTGATATAGCAGCGTGGAATTACATGAGACCGGCTTTAGGGGATAGGAAAGGCAAGTGTATCTTTCCAAGTACACCTAAGGGAAAGAACTGGTTCTATGATATTTTCATGAAAGACCCAAGGTTCAACACGGCATCGTCAGACAACGACTACCGTTCGTACCAGTATCCAAGCATGGACAACCAGTTTCTTGACCCGAATGAATTTATCTCAATGACTAAAGATTTACCGCAGTTAATGTATAAGCAGGAGATATTAGCGGAGTTCATAGAAAGTGGCGGGGAAGTGTTCAGGAATCTTAGCCGGGTACTTGAACCGTGTCTTGAAGAGCCAAAGGAAGGGCATTTCTATATAGGCGGGGGTGATTTAGGGAAGTATCAGGACTTCACAGTTTTGATGATAGCAGACCTCGAAACCAACAAAATCGTTTACTACGAGAGGTTCAACAAACTCGACTGGGATTACCAGAAGGTAAGGATAGCGTCAGCACTCAAAAGGTACAATGACTGCACAATGTACATAGATTCCACTGGTGTAGGCGATCCCATTGTTGAGGACTTACAAAGACAGGGCTGTGCGGTCAGGGCGTTCAAGTTCTCTCTTCAGACAAAGAAACAGGCGATTGAGAATTTGATGAAGATGATAGACGATGCAGACATACGGATACCCAATCTTCCTGAGATTAAACACGAATTTGAGATATTTGGGTACGAGCAGACGCAGTTTGGGAACATACGGTACTGCGCCCCGGACGGTCAGCACGATGATATAGTGATAGCATCAGCCCTGTGTGCATGGGGATTAGGCAGGGGAAATTCAGCAAAGGTCGTGGGTGTGCCGGGTGGATACGATACACCAGTACCGGTGAATGAAGAAGAGGTATTCGCCAACTACTACGACGACAAAGACCAGATAATAGACTGGAATAATCCAGACGATTAATTTAATATAGTTCGAGCAATATCTTATGGTATGAGATTCCTGCAAAAATCAAAAACTCCTTTTAACGAAGAAGATTTCCTTACTCTGGACGATAGAATTGTAAAAAGTGCAGCCAGCACATTACCAGACCGGGACATGAATGGAGTACCAATAAGAGGCATATCCAATGGTCTCCCTCCGGAAAGACCCACCGATATACAACTCCTTGAAAATGAAGCCGTCATACAGTCTATATTAATGAAGGCAGCAGGAGAGAGCCAGCACGTACAACCATCATTCTATGAGGGTTCGACAGACGTTTACATTGACAACAAAAAGGTGGTGGACGTAACCGTTACAGAAGCCAACAGGAGAGCAATCCACACCATCTCAAACTATTACAATACGCTCGGTATCTACCGTGACGATTTCGTACAATCAGACAACGATAAACTTGCAAGGAACGCCTACTACGCAATCTGTGAAAAAGCCATGATGGACTATATGCGGTCAGTCCAGTGGACAATAAAAGACAATAAAGACGGAGAACCCGTTGAGAAAGCACTTGACTTTTTTGAAACGCCAAACCCGCAGGACGCTTTTCCCGATATACTTGCCATGTACATCCGTGACCTTACACGGTACGATGCGGCGGTAATTACAAAATCCTTTAACAAGGGTGGTTTCGTTAACGAAATAAAATGTTACTTATCTACGGAATTTTGGAGAGAACAGGACAGGGTTCCGTTCATCATCAACGTACCAGTGACAAACACCGTTGATTTAACAGGCGGTGCTTACGCAAGCCACCAACAGCCGAGTTATCAGGGGTGGTGGTCACACGGTTACACGGAGAGGTTCTGGCAACGGTCAAGAACGGGCGTGTACATTCCCTTCCAACCGGAAGAGATCAGTTACGGTATGATGTACCCAAGGACAGATGGAATATACGGTACGGATTTCATCAAGTTCCTGAAGTACCAGATACAGTACTTAATAGACAGTACCAAGGCGGCAGGCAAAACTTTCGAGAACGGCGTTGTGCCAAGTATAGTATGGGAACACCCGGAAGTCCACACCGTCCAGCAGTTAAAGCAGAGGATAGCAGAACTGAAAACCAACAATCAGGGATGGCAGAGGTTCGGCTCAACGATTCACACCGTTAACGGCGAAAAGGTAACTTCGCTGGCGCAGTCGTTACATGACATGCAATGGCTCGAAGGTCAAAAGTTTGTCGCACAACTTGTATGGGCTATGTGGGGTTTCTCGCCAGAAGAGTTCATGGGTGGCGGCGAAAACCGGGCAACCGCTTACGTGAAAAGAAATATCACAAAGTCAAGATTGCTCTACCCATTAATGACCTTCATAGAAGGCAAGGTCAACAAAGACATACTGCCATATATCAAAGGATACAGGAACTCATGGAAGTTCAAGTTTATCCGTGATATTGACCTTGACGACGAACAGAAGGTATCCACCACAAACTCAATCAAAGCATCCACTTTCTTACAGTACTTCACAGCAGGTTTCCCAATGAAAGCATCCTTTGAACTTGCCGGTCTGGATGCAGATTCGTACAAACTCAACATCGAGGAGTTAGAAATCGAGGTCATGGAAAACCAGATGGCAATGCTCGGTCAGCAAGCCGGGGAAGGTCAGATGGAGCCGGGGGATACTGAAGAGGGCAGGTATAATGGTGATGGTTCTTATGTTGACACCGATTTAGGTACGAATGAACAGGGTTCAGCACAGAGTAAGAACGATCCGAGAGATCCGGCGATTGACGAGGAACAGTACAAGAAGGCGGGCGAACCGACAAAGAGAAAGAAACTCCGGGGTTCTTACGACAAACACGGGGTATGGGAATCTGCTGCCGAAAAAGAGGAAGCGGCTGAGAACAGGAGAGCATATCCAAAATCATCTTATTCTAAAGCCAATATTAAATCCAATGGAAAGAAAGACACAAGAGAGGATATGGACTATCCCCCAAAAGAACTGCACATGGGAATCTCGGTTGAAATGGAGCATACCGATGATCCTGAGATAGCCAAAGAGATCGCAAAAGACCATCTTGACGAAGATAAGGAGTACTACTCAAAACTCAAAAAGATGGAGAGCACATTCAAAAAGTCCGACGAAATTGTTAAGGACAAATTCTCTGATAACCAGAGAAATCCAATCTCTTCTTTAGGTGGCAAACTTGGTGGAGAGAAAGGATTGTACCTGAACTATACCCTTGAACAGAAAAGGAATTTTAAGACGGCAAGAGAAGAGGCAAGAAAGAAGGAAGCGATAAGGCAAAAGACAGAGGGGTATGATTCGGAAGAACCCGGTACTGAGGAGGTGTACAAAGACAAGGCAGGGATAACTAAGGCGAAGGTGTATATCGCACACCCATCAGAAGCACCAAGAGGCAGGTCAGTACGCAGGGGAGTCAAAGGAGGATACTACTATATCACGACGGAGCAGCACCGGGGAGGAGAGAAAGGAACTGCCGGTAAACAGGCAGCAAAGAAGAAAAAGAAAGGCGGGGGAAAAGGTTGGGAAACCGGCGGCGAGAAACGCGGGGATGGTGCAGGAGAAGTACAGCAACCGCCGGATATAGAAGGAGCCTCTGAAACCATCCACATATCAGGAAAAGGTGTTGGTCTCGCCCTTGGTATAATCGGTGGCAGGCTTGTTGCAAAGAAGTTACCCAATAAAGCCACACAGATATTCATAAAGAAGATGGAACTCCTTGCGGGAGAACGGGCAGAGCCGGAGAAGACAATCGAAGCGGCAATCGCAATCGCAGAGGACGAAGGATTAAAAATATCATAAACTTTTACCCGCACCGGAAGCGTAGGGTGAAAGTGATTATCTTAGGTCTTGTGAGTTTACAGTAAAGGGATACAATCTTAGGCTTTGGTAAAGGACAATTGAGGTCAACGCAGAGCGTCCTGTAATTAATGAACGGTATAACATTTTCAATAATTGAAACTATCTCGGAGTAAACACTGATAATCTCGGCAGATACCAACTCGTAGATCCGGACGACTTCTCCAACAATATTTTCAATAGACCAAGTGGAGTATTCAGTCCCGGCAACGGGTTCGGTAATTGTGTCCTGCAACTCGGACGAAAGGGTTTCTGTATTTGAAAAAGATTCGGAATATGCGGAGGCAAGTTCATAGGACTGAGATTCTGATATAACAACAAATTCAGAAACCATGTCCGAAAACAGGGAAGTACTGGATTCCACAACTACCAGAGAATCTGTCATGGCATCAATGAGTTCCCCGTATTCTGTTTCGGAAGCGGGCAAAGAATCCGTATAGTAAGCGTCAAGTTCGCAGGAAGGAGATTCTGTTATTGAAAGGTTCTCAGATAACAAATCTGCATATTCACCAGATACACCCTCTGTACTGTCCAACTCCTCAGTAAAGGCAGATGAATACTCTGAGACGCCGGTTTCCACAAACCCGGTACTATCAGTAATTACATCTTCAAGTTCACCGTAATCGGTTTCAGTAGAGGACAAAACCTCTGAAAAAATATATGATATTTCTGAAAGAAGGCTCTCAATAACGGAGAACGATTCATTAATACTGTCGCCAAGTTCTCCTTCTGCGGTTTCGCTATCAATCAGTGTGTCGGTAAATATATCAATAAGACCTGAGGCAGTCGCCTCAGTAAATGAAACATTCTCTGTCATAGCATAAATATATTCCGCAAGTATCGTTTCGGAACAAGACAGGGACTCTGTTGTAGTAACTGCGCTCTCTACCAAAACCTCTGGTATTTCCAAAGCATCTTCTGAAAGATTGTCAATTATAACAGAACCAATAGTTTCAGAAACAAGGAGTTCGTCATACAACCCGGCAACCAATTCAGAACCAGTGGTTTCAGAAACAAGGAAGTCCTCTACAACAATTGAGATGAGGGATGCGGTTTCAACCTCTGCAAGTCCAAATTCCTCTAATAACGAGGATTCGAGGACACTGGCATCTGTTTCAATTCCTGTAAGGTCGTCAGAAAGTTCATCCGACAACTCACCAACAAACGTCTCGATACCAACCAGACCATCAGAAAGTTCATCTGAAATTTCTGAGGAGTCCAGTTCAATAAAAGATGGAATATCTGTAACCAAAGATTCGAGAGCACCGGCTGTGGTATCACTTGCCGCAAGGGCATCTTCAAGTGTATCTTCTTCGTACCCAATTCCAAACCTCATGTGGTCGAATGTACCGTAAGAGAACTTGCCGCATGTTGTTGATACCATTGTGGAATATGGATTAACTATATATATAAAACCTCACCATACTCTCACATAACATGACACTCGTATATCGCGGGGACATTGGAGTAAGACTTACAATCTCAACAAGTAATACCACAATGCCTGTAACAACTGCACTTTCTCTTCTCATCAAAAAACCAAGCGGGGAACTTGTCACCGCAACGCCATCTGTAAACTGGACTACCGGAGTACTGATCTACGATACGGTATCTGGCGATCTGGACGAAGTGGGGGAGTACAGAGTACAGGTTCATGGCGTGTTTGATGATGGAGATGATCTGCGTTCAGACAGGGATTCATTCATGGTATATGAGAAATTAACTTAGGAGAGAACATGGAAGCAAAAGAAGGCATCAAAATTCGCGGTTGGGTAATTGCGGAAGAACTCGTACCCGGCACAGACATTGTATTGTCAAGAGAAGAAGGAGAAAACATCATCTGCGCCGGTGGTGCGGATGCTATTGCGACAGCACTCACCACAGGAACTTTAACAGAGTTCCCCTACATGGTCACAAGTGACAGTGAGGCGGCAGTTGCAAGGGTAACGGCAGCCATCCCGGCGGTACGGACTATAAGTACATTAATCACACCGACGGTTGACAACACCCCTCCGACCAGTATTACAACGTGGGTGTACACCTTCGCGGCACAAGCCGGTGCAACAACCACATGGCAGTTCGGCATGGAAAGCGCAACTCCGTCCGGTGGCTCTCTCTGGAACCAGTACAAATTCACAGTG